AACACGGAAGTCACCTGCCTCGGGCAGTGGTATGTACGCCATACGGAAGTCGAACTTACGCTCGATGGACTCGGTGGTCGGGTAGTCGTCACGTAGGAACAAGTCACCCAGTTTGGCTTGGGCGTGGACAACCTCCCACTCATACTTGGTGGTAAACGCTGTCACTAGTGCGGCGAACTCATTCTGTAAGCGCGTCATCTCGTTGTGGTACTCGGCGTACTGCGTGGTGGGTAGTAGTCGCAACCCGTTGTCAGACCATGGCATGGTCATGCTGTAGTGCGTAGTGCGTGCGGCAGTCGCAAACTTCTTGATAGCGTCAAGCTCAGGACAGTTGCCCAACAGCTTCTTGCTCACACTGGCTGTACCCTTGTCGGCGTACTTGTTGGCTGTCACCTCGTCGGAGGCGCGGCTGTCTTTCTTGCGTGCTGTCCACTGGCTGATGTTCAGCTCTACGAGCATGGCGCTCGATGCGATGGACGGCGTGTTGGCTAGCGATGGTGCTTGTAAGTTACTCATGGTGTTACCTCTTGGTAGTGTGGGACACGTCCCACGTTATGGTTAGATCAGGTCTTTCAACTGCGCGTCAGTCACAACAGTACCGGAACGCTCGGCGTCAAGCTCAGCTATCACACTGCGGAGGTTGGCGATCTTGCGCATGAGCCGGTCGTCGAAGTACGGCGCGTTTTGTTCTTGGGTCGCTTCACTGCGTGCTAGCAGGTCAACGAGTTCGGCATACGATAAAATGTCGCTCATTACTTGCACTCCCTGTTTATGTATGTGGCTAGTTTGTCATACTTTTGAGCGATGCGTTTTGCCTTGCGCTCTTGTTCGTCAAACAGCGATGCGTGGATTTGGAACATCTGGCGCAGTTGATCGTCGATGCTTTGTATCTGGCCGCCAGTGTCGCGGTCGGTGTGTTTTTTGTTGGTCATAATGTAATGCCTCGTAATAGTGTGGGACACGTCCCACGTTAAGTAAATGTAACGTCGTATAGGCTACAACGTGTTTCTCAAGCCTATGTTGCCTATTATACATGAACTACAAGGCGTTGTCAAGTGACGCTGTTTAGTGGTGTTTAGTGTAATGTGATGATTTGTACCAATTTGTTCTTGTGGTGTTGGGTGTAAGTCATTGAAATCCTTATAATGTTCCAATGTTCCTTTTTTTCTGAAATTGTGAGGCGATGGTAGAAATGAAAAACGAGTTGGAACAAATGGCTCGGGAGGGGGGAAACGAAAGGTTGCTCCATTGTATTTGAAAAAGGGAACATTACAAATAATTAGAAAAAGTATAGTAATAGATTGTACTGCTTTTAACTGCATTGAAAGTAGCTTTTCGCTTAGATTGCATTAGATTAGCTTATAAAGAAATATAAAGAAATAGATACTAATGTTCCAAAATGGCCTAAAAAAAGGGAACATTACAAGAACATTGTGCCAAAAAAGAGAACATTGTAGGCGTGGCGCGGGTTACAGCGAGAACATTACAAATAGTGTGGGACGTGTCCCACGTTATGCGATGCGCAACGCAACTCAGGGACTGGTATCGGTGTACGCTGTGACGCGTTGCTATGGGCGATGCGCGGCGCGACTCAGGAACTGGTATCGAGGGCACTTTTCGATAGGCGAAAAAAAGCCCCGCCGGAGCGGGGCATAGGGGAGTTAGAAAGCTGAGGCACCTGATTCGATGCGTATAAGCACAACACCGATTGCACATAGGGATAAAGCGACGATTAATAAGGCGGTAATTAGATTGTCCATTGGTTAGCTCCAGTAAGTGAGGCCGTCCTTGGCCTTAGTTGATTATTGAGGTAGCTTAGCGTCTTCAATGATTCGTTTCTGCACTTGGCTGAAGGCCGCGTGAACTTCTTTGTGATTGGTCTCGCTGAGCGTCTTCTTTAAGAAGTCATTCAAGGTGGATAGCATCTTGATTGCCTTATCGTGGTTATCAGCCGGTGCCTTGGCTTCAGCCTCAGTGCCCTTGGCCTTGGCTTCAGCCTTAGCGGTGGCGGTCTCTAATCGCACTAGGCCGCGTCGTATGCACTTGATCGTATCGTTGATGGCTGTACAAGCTCGGCGGTTGATCTCAGCCTCTTTGCTACCTTTCTTATAGCGGGCCTCGCTATCCTTTGCAGTTTGCCATACCTTGAACTGGGCGGTGGTCAGTCCCTTGGCGGCGGCTGTCAGTAGGGCGGCCCATTGTGCTTCAGTACAGGTGCTACCTTCAGTGGTCGGGGCCATTAGATCAGCGGCCTTCTTACCCTCTTCAGCGGCGGCCTTGATAGCGGCTCCGTTCTTGGCTTGGCCCTTGTAGTTATGCTCGGTTGCGGTTGCGATTGCTTTAATAAAGTTGCTCATGGTGTAACCTCTTGTAGTTAAGTAATCAAGTGCGTTATTGCTCTTGATGGTTCCCATTGTACGCGGATTGGATTACATTACAATAGATAATACCTGTCAACGTGTTCTAGTGTGTCGATAGTGTGGGACGCGTCCCACGTTATGCCCTAGGCGCGACCCCACCGCCCCCCTATGCCCCGCTATACAGACTGGGACTCCGTGTATGCTATGTATTACTAATATTCACAAATGTTGTGTATTTTTCTCAAAACCGACCCCCACCCCCTCCATATAGGGCACCTACCCCCTCTATTTAGGATTGCATATGCAAAAAATTTTTTGTACTGTACAGAATGGATTCTAATCAAGCAGGACGCGCAGGCGAGTTTTATATCGCTTACGTGCTAGAAAAGAACGGCATCGAGTGCCACCATGTCGACCTACAGGGCACAGACCTTTGGTGTCAGTTAGAGAATGGTAAGATGTTTACCGTGCAGGTGAAATCGGCGACGACTCCCTTTCGCAAAAAAGATTCCCGAGTCAAGGGCGGACTGTCTAGATGGGTGTACGGATTTTGTCTCGCTACCACCAAGAAAGCGGACTTCACTATATACTTGGCACTCGACCAAGAGCGATTCATAGTAGAGACCGCAGAGCAGGTAGGAAAAAAGAAGTCTAAACAAATTACACCAAGGGCGTTTACGACCGCCAAGCAGGCGGAAGGTATCGAGTTACTTAAAGGGTTCTTCCAAAATGATGGCAACGAGGCCAAGTAGAACGACTGCACAGGCAGACAGGATGAAAATGGTGGGCCAAATGAACACAGGGTACTCCAGTGGATTATAGTTAAGTGGGGTCAGGCTAAAAATGGAGCGGCATTATACTTCTTCCGCTTTGTATGTGCATTATATTAGTTATCATATATGAGCGGAAATGATACATATCTATATACTCTATACCATAAATGGTATACCTCTGTGTATACCGCTTGACTCACACCCCAACCTGTTGGTATAAAGCAGTTCCGGTTTAACAACCTGCGATTACAATATGACGATACAAGTAGAACCAGAGCTGGGAGTCCCAGTTCCTGCGAAGAAAACCCGTATGGATGCTAAAAAACGCATTGCAGCGGCAGCAGCGACAGCAGAAGAGCTGGAGCAATATGGCCTAGACCTAGAGCCAAACAAAGAAGATCAGGATATAGCGGCTAAAATAACGGTTGCGTATGCTGACGACCCCGAAAAGACCTCTAAGCAGGTCACAGAATCCCGTACCGCAGAGCTAACCCCCGCCTCTTTGGTACTCACAAACAACATTTTGAAGGAATTTGGGCAGTCTGTAGTCCAATCAGCCACTCATGTGCGCCATTTGGTCACTAACAAGTTGCTTTTGGAGACCGAGAACCCTGATGCCAAGGTAAGATTGCGTGCATTGGAGCTTCTAGGCAAGATTTCAGACGTAGGACTGTTCGCAGAGAAGACAGAAGTGACAGTTACCCACCAGACTAGCGATGAATTGAAGCAAAAACTGCGCCAAAAGCTCGAAAAACTGGTAAATCCGCCCCAAATAGCCGCCGAACCGGTTGATATAGTAGATATTAACGTTGATGCGGAGATGGGACTCGTAGATGAAGGGGAGTATGACGATGACTAAGACGTATATTCACGTGAATCAGCACAAAATCCGCTCAAACCTGAAGAATGGGACGAATGAGCCGGTAATTACCGTAAAAACGGGGCGAGAGAACCAGTATTGTCGGTCTGTCACAATAGACGGGCCGTGTCAAGTGCTACAAAGTACTGATGACAAGCCGATTTTGTCGTGTGGGGCGCGTGTGGTCATCGTAACTGAGTCTGGATACACTATAAATGAGTGAAACTTTCTCGGAAGACGAGATCCAGCACATGTTGGACAACATAGACTCGTTCAGTGATGAAGAAGTTGTAGAAATACACAAATTAGTGGACGCAATCGCGGATAAAGCCGACATAAAGGCCGCATATGACGATTTAATCGCCTTTTGTCAGCATATGATGCCCGATTTTATCGTTGGTAAGCACCATAGAATACTCGCAGACATGCTAATGTCGATAGAAAGGGGCGATAAAGACCGTGTATGCGTAAATATACCCCCTAGACACGGTAAATCGCAGCTTGTATCCATCTTTTTCCCCGCATGGTACCTAGGCCGTAATCCCGATAAAAAGGTGATGATGGTGTCGCATACGACCGATTTAGCGGTAGATTTCGGTCGAAAAGTACGAAATTTGATCTCTGACCCCCAATTTAAGGCTATTTTCCCTACTGTAGCCCTCGCAAAGGACTCTAAGTCCGCTGGTAGGTGGAATACTAGCGCTGGAGGCGAATATTACGCATGTGGTGTTGGTTCGGCACTAGCGGGCCGTGGTGCCCATTTATTGCTCGTAGATGACCCACATTCGGAGCAGGACGTGATTAATGGCAACTTTATCGTGTTTGAGAAGGCATATGAGTGGTATACGTTCGGTGCTCGTACTCGATTGATGCCCGGTGGCTCTGTAGCTATCATCCAGACTAGGTGGCATATGGACGATCTGACGGGGCGTGTGG